CAGCCGGACGCCTGCGGTGTAGTCGGCAGTCTGGCTCTCGGTGATTGCCAAGTCCCACCCGCGGGTCTCTTCGAGTCCCTTGGGCACCTCCGAGGCGTTGCACCTGCGGAGCTTGGAGACGTCCGTCTGGCCCGCGGCACTGCTTCGCGGCGTGCCTTGATAGAGCGAGTCCCACTCGTAGCCGATGAGCGTGGCCCGCATCCCAAGCAGGAACGACAGCGGACGGATGGAAGGCGCGAGAGGTTCACCCGGCGCACGTCCGAGCGGATCGTTCTGCTCGTCAGCCAGAGCCTTGAAGACAATCGGATGGAACATGCAGTCCTCTTGTCCCTCCTGCCGGAGCTGATCGTTGTACTCGTCACTGGTGAGGTGGCCGATGAGATCGTGCGGATGCCAGCGCGTTCCGATGAGCAGGACACGGGCACCGGGCGAGAGACGCGTCAGACAGTCCGCGAAGAACCACTGCACCACCTTCCGGCGCTGCACAGCAGACTCGGCCTCGGCCCGTCCTGCGTGCGGATCGTCCACGATCAGCCAGTCCACTCGTCGCCCGGTGAGCTTCGATCCGGCAGATCGAACCAGCACGCTGCTTCCGTTCGAGAAGACTTTGCTGTCGGCGCGGTCATGCATGGAGAGAGGAAGCACGGTGCCGAAGATCCGCTGAAACGCTGGCAGGCGCACGACGTCGCACACCTCGGCGAGGAAGTCCACAAGCAGGGAGCGGCTGAAACCTGTGAGCGCGATGCTGATTCCGGGATGCGTGGCAAGGATCCACGCCACCGCACGCACGGCAAGCATCCGTGACTTCCCGTGCTGCGGTGGAGCGGACACGGTATTGCGCGGAGGCAGCGTGCCGTCGCTCATGCCCTGCACGATGTCGGCAAGGGCGAGATGGAACGGTTCGAGCTTGTACGGAGCACCTGCGTTCTGCGGGAAGCACAGGGCGAGGAAGACCGGGAAGCTGCTGCGTGCTTCCTCCTCAAGCCGCGTGCGTGCGGCAAGAAAAGCACGGTCGCTGAGTCTCTTCTCCGGCTCCGTCATTCGGCGTCGATGGTGATGGTGGGCTTTGCCTTCTTGGAGAAGACGCTGGGGTTGCGCTCCTGCGCAATCCGCATGGCCTCAAGCAGACCGTCGTCGTCAATTTCGCTTCGGTCGGCACTGATCTGACTCGCCATGGGATCGGATGCTTGACTTGTGGCGAGCGCCTGCTGCTGCGGGTCTGGTCGGTAGTGGTGATGCGGGATGTAGCCGTTGGCACGTCCTTTGTTCAGGAGGTAGAACATGATCGCCTTGGTGTCGCCTTCATTGATCTTGCCGAGCAGCTTGCTCTCTACGACGTCCACTTGGTAGGCGAGCACTTCCTCTACCTTGGCCCTGAACTCAAGATCGGAGGTCAGCCACCCATCGTACTTATGGCGCGGAACGCCTGCCCGGCGCAGGCTGACGGCTATCAGACCTGCATTCTGCGTCAGCGCGTCAAGTAGCTTGCGCTTCTCCGCGGCAGTCCGCGCTTCCTTCTCTTCTTTGGCACGGGCGGCGAGAGCCTCTGCGGTAAGTGCAGTGTCGATCCTGCGGCGTCGCCGCGCTGGGCCGGGTTGCGGGCGCATCGTCTGGAAATTGAAGGCTGTCGCTGTCGCGGGCGGCATGACACCGCGACGGGTAAGCGGGAGTGCTGCGCTTACGCTGGGAATGTGAAAGGCAGAGGACTGCGGTCTACTTGAGAGGGGAGTCGCATGAGTTTCAAGTTGGTGACTCCACCTGCCTTGGTGTACACCGTTGCGTATGCCGGGTGCCTGCGGGCTATGTTGTGCAGCTCTTTGGTGTGTTCGATTTGACGACGTTCGTCAGTGCCTCCAAGCTCCTCACGCATACCTCCTGCCGCGAAATACTTTGTTTTCGGGCAAAGCCAATCCAGACGGACAACACAGCCGTTGTCCTTATGGCTGCGGATAGTTGTCTCGAAGTCTTCACCGCTCGACACTCGCGCTCGATCAGCTCCACACAGCGAAGCATCTCCTGCGTACGAACCGTGAAAAATACCGCAAATATACTTCAGGCCGACGCTGGTCGCGGGCTTCATGTAGAAAGCGTTCTCAACGGCTGAGATTCCCCAAAGCCGGGCACCGTGGCGCTCGCAAACACGAAACGCGTAGTCCACTATCGCGTCCAGTGACCAACCTGCTGCACCTGCGTCCACGAGACGTTTACCGTCTTTGGAGATTGTCTTCAGCGCGAACAGGTCATCATCAATGTTCAGCAGGCGGGTGCCCTTTTCGTAGTAGCCATTATAGAATTGCCTTTGTGCAAGCAGTCCCGGAGCGCCAAGCACCACGGCCACACTGGAAGGTACTACGCTCTTGTACGCTTGAAGGTCTTGCTGATCGGCAACGAACACGGTCACCCGGTCATCGCTGACTCCCAGAGTCTTGAGCGTGCGCAGCGTTCGCGCCACCAGTGTGTCTGCCCTGCGGTATGAAGGTATCGCGATACGGTAGTCCATCACGTTGTCGGTTTTAGCGTTTCCCGTTTAAGCAGCTTCGGAGTGTACGGCAAGCCACGAAGAGCCTCAGCGATAACTGCATGGCATTCCGCGTCCGGTGGAGGCATGGTGTCCTTGCCCGCTTTATCCGGAAGCAAACCCGGTCGATTAGGCGGCACGTTACATCCGCGACAAGGCCCGAAGTCGCGCTCGCCAGCGTATAGCTTTCTTCTGGCGGCTTCAAACGGGTCTGAACTCCACAAAGCATCCAGCGGCATGTTCAGTACATTGCCTATCTTATACTTTCCGGGCCAATCATCACAGCAGATGGCCACATTTCCGTCCCAGCGAACCGCCAACTCTCTGAAGGGTTTAGTGCGTCGCAGACGAACGATCTTGTTTTCCGGCCCGCCGCTGCTGCCTCCTTGGTTGTGCAGCTTGTGGTTCCCTGCGGTGTTATCGCTTATGTCATGGATAATGGTGATCTTAACACGCTTTGTGTCGCGCCTGTGAGGATTACCTTCCGGCTGCTTTGGGTACTCAAATACCGGGAAACCGAACGAATGGACGAACTCCCTTATCTTCGGTACGTTATTTGCATGCCGGTAATCGTCCAAGGCCAAGGTGTTAAGCCCGGAAGTCAACAACTGTTTGAAACGATCTCGTGTGGTTATGCCTGCGCCGTTGGTCGTCACGAGGATGTAGTTTGCAGGAAGGTGGTGACGAAGGCATGCCACAATCTCCGCGAGATTGGAGTTCATGGTCGGTTCTCCGTGCATCGCTATCTCGATTCGTGAAGACCATTTGAGCCGTGCCATTTCTTTGGCGACGCGCTCAACGGTTGAAAGCGCCATAAACCTATACGGCCCGCTTCCAGTCTGACCGTGCGTCATAGTCTTGCGGTCGGCTCCGTTCTCCCTGATCGTTACAATACCGCAGAAAGCACACGCAAGGGTGCATCCTTCGGTAGGCTCTAATTGGATCGCGTTGGGTTGTTGTATCTTGTAAGTGTTCATGCCGATTGATTCGTCAGTCTTGCATCAGTCTGCCTTCCATGGCCTTTCTAGCCGCTCGCAGTTCATCTTTGAAGCTGCCGCATGACATGATGTCCTCGCGGAAATACATCACGAAGGCCAGCCTCTCAGCTTTGAGATCCTGAGACACCATCGGTGTGTTCCCGTGGAGCTTATGCACATCCATCATGAGAAGGTCACCAGTGTGTACGTCGCAGCCTACACCGTACTGAGGGAAAGCGGTGCATGCTCCTGTGTACTTTCCTTTGCGGACTACCGTGAGATTCCCGAACCCTTTCTCGAAATCCCCTTTGTCGTAGTGCAGCGCCGTCGGGAAATTGTGGTTGACCGTGATCGTCGAGAAAGCCGTGCCGGGTATGACGAAGTCTGCGCTGCTCCTGCCTACCGCTTCCATCTGAAGCCTGTAGTTCTCCGGCATCAACAGACGGTATCCCTCAGACACGGCTCGCACCATAGGGAAGGCTTTCTTGAACCTGGCGAAGTGCTTCTGCGTGTAAGCCGTCAGGCGGCAGAAAGGCTGTCGCGCGGTACGCCCAAAATAGCCGACAATGGAACCGCGGGTTCGTTTTGACCTTGAGGTCTTACTTACTCGACCACTCTTGCCGACAATCACATAGCGGTATGCGTCTTTCCTGATGAAACCCGAGCCTCCCTCATGCTTCACGACGCGAAGAATATCCTCGTCTGTGACAGGGCCAGCGGCCATTCCACGGTTGTCAGAAACTGCGCGGCCAGCGCCAAGCAGTGATTCGTATGCGGCTTCGCAGATGTTGGCAGGGATGACGTTCTTTCGGAACTTCAAAAGGCACGCACCAGTCTCCTCGCAGTAGACGTCGGCGTCTTCTTCCAGTACCGTCGTGATATGTTCTGGACGAAGTTTTGTTCCTTCCAGTTCGGCAGTCTGTTTGTCCGTGAGTATCTTACGCACGAACACCTTCTTCACTGGAAGCGCGAGATCGCGCAGGTGCAGCGTTTCCATTGCTGGCGGAGTTGAGTGTTCTGCCGCAGTTGTCAGGAATTGACTTCTTTGCGCAGCAAGTACAGCACAACGCAAGACAGCGTGAGCGCGTCCTCTGCGGAGTCTGGAAACTCGCGCCGAAGCTCAGTAGCCCGCATAGCGCGGACCTTGCCGAGAAGAGCCTGCACTTCGGTATAGTCCTTTTTGCTCAGCAGCAGTTGAAGGTATCGAACCTCCTGCTCTGGAGCTTCTGAGTCCGCGGCTCCGCTCTCTTTTCCGGCTTCCACAGGTTCGTCGCTGTCATCAGCTTCCTCATCAGCGCCTTTAAGCGTCGGGAAGTTCACCGAGGCTTCATCGAGCGTGAAACCAGTGAGCGTGAGGTCGAAGTTATCAAGCTCACGCAGTTCAAGAAACAGCTCTCGCTGAAGATTGAGATCGTTCTCACCAGCAGACTTGTTCGCGGCGAACATGCGGGCGATGTGCGTGCTCTCGTCGTAGTCCACGGAGATCACATCAGCGTGGGTGTACCCTGCCTCTTTCATGACTTTGAGGCGGAAGTGACCGGAGACCAGCATTCCGTTTCTGGTATTGAAAACCAGCGGGTCGAAGTAGTCGTGCTTCAAGGAGGCTTTCATAGCCTCCCATTTATCGCTGCCCGGTGCCGGGTGGATGCGAGGGTTCCTCGGATGCGGTTTCAATACATCGAGCGAGAGCCGCTTCAGGGTCACGGAAGCTACGTTCTTACTCTTTGCTGCTGCGGTTGTAGGTCTGGATGGCATAGGTGCGCTTCTAGCTCCTCGGGTGTGTGCTGTCAAACACTGGTTTCGGTTTCTCCTGTACGGCGCAGGCCGAAGCGGTCGATGAATGCGTCCACGTCGGCCTTCCGCTGTGGGCACGGAACGTCTTCATGCTCGGCGCTCTCACAGTACCAGCAGCCCGAAGGCTGCGAGGATGGTGGCACCAGTTCATCGTCGCTGCCTGCGTCGTCGTTCGGGTTTTGCATGGCTTGCAAACGTGGTGCAGTGTCAGTTCCAGAGCGGGAGCGTTTCGCGGGCGAACCTGCGGGCTTTCGCCTCGAAGAGCATCGCCGTGTAGGCCAGCAGATCGACGAGCGTATCGAGGACGGAGTCTTGACTGGTGGCGGTCTCCAGTCGCGCCTCCTTCAGGGCGATCATGAACTGGCACCCCTGCTCTTCGGTCAGCGTGACGCCGTACCGCTTGAGGATCTCCACGGCTCGGGGAATCGAACGCTCCGACGTCTGCATCACGTCGTATTGCTTGGCACGCGAGAGCATGGTGTTTCTGGCCAGCTCCAACAGACCCTCCGCAGTGATCGGCTGAACGTCACGCGGTGTCGCATGAGCCACCGTAGTGCTGGACGGCTGCGCAGTGAACAGCTCCCGTACACTGCACCCATAGCACCATGCGCCGTGCATGGTGTGCTGCCCACATCCTCCGGGGCACGGATCGACTAAGCACTGGCGCGGTTGCTCGTCTTGCGGCGTGAATACCTGCGGATCGTTTGAGGTTGCCCCGTGTGCGACCGGAGGCGGTGTGGTGGTCTGACTGCACGGGCCGCTGCTTCCGGCGCTGCTGGAGGTCGAGCCAGCGTGCTGGGTGTCGTTTCCGGACGATGAGCCGGACGACGTGTCTTCCTGTGGGCCTGCGCCGGAACTGCTGTCGTCGGTGCCGGAGGACGATCCGCCGGAGGATGAGTCTTCCCAGTATGGCCCGCTGCCGACCTCCGTCTCAGTTCCACTGCCGCTCCCGGCCTCGTGGTGTGTGAGCGGCGGGTGCGGTGCCTCGCCGTCGCTGCTGCTGTCCGGAGGGTGAATCACGGGTGCACTGTCCGGTGCGTTGTCGGAATAGCTGCGGCGGACCCAGTCAGGGGCGCTGTCCGGTGCGCTCTCGGCGTAGCCGTAGCGGACGGAGTCCGGGCCATGGTCTTCGTCGGTGCCGCAGAGATTGTCGGTGTTGTCGTCGGAATAGTCGCTCATGCACACCAGATCGTGCAGAGCAGCCGGAAAGCAAGCGGGCCGCAGAAACGGAAAAGCCCACCCGGTTAGGGGTGGGCTGCGTCAGTGTTGTCGGGCTTACAGGTCGGCCAGCAAACGCTCGTCTCGGCACAGGATGGCCAGTTCCCAGTCAACATCCCGCCAGACATTCGGTTCTGGAGCAGGTGCAGCAGTCATCGGTTCGACCGCTGACGAAGTCAAGGGTTGAACGGTTGCGCGGCTCATGAGTGGAATCAGCCAAGCGTGGTCTTCGTCAGTGTCCATGTGGATTCGTGGATGGGTGTTATCTGGCGGCGAGTGAGGTCCGCACGTTGCGCCACAGAACCGCTTTTCGGGCGTCTTCCTTGAGCGCCGCGAGCCCGCGCAGAACCTTGTAGCCTTTAGCGTGGAGGGCTTTCCACTCGGCAAGGATGATGAGGGCTTCTTGCGCAGTTTTATTTGCCAGACCGACAGCTCGCGCCCTTGCGGGCGCTTTGGTGAAAGCTGGGTACTGCGTGAGGATGGATAGGGGCGTGGTGTACACGGTGTGTAGTAGTTGGCGAGACGTAGGGTGGATGCCCTCCCCGCCGCGGTGGCGAGGAGGGCGGAGATGTCAGACCCACCCGCGGCTGCGGTAGAAGTCGATCTGAACCTTGAGAGTCGCTAGGCGCTGCCGCCGGGGGAGGCGGAGATTGCGGCACTGGAAGTGACCGCCACCGTCTAGGAAGTAGACTACGCCCGTGGTGTCTTCGTGGATCAGGACGCCCTTGTACTCCTCGATAGGGGTCAGGACGATGTGGTTGCTGTTGTCGGTGTTCATGATGTGCAGTTCGGTTGGAGTTCGGTGACGGTCAGGCTGCGGCTTTCGCTTCAGCGTCGGCCCGCAGCGCGTCGGCGTACGACTCCTTGCAGAAACTGTCCTCCGCGCCTCCTAAGCAGTACCACTTCACTGCCTGCGCGGCGTGGTATTTCGCCAGCGCTTCTGCTGGCATCTCTCCAATCGGGTACATGTGGGTCAGGTCGTAAACCTCGGCCATTCCGTCGCAGGCATAAAGGTATGCCTCCCGGTTCACGCCCATGTTGAACGCTTGGATGTGGTGAGGGCTGAGAAGGTGCTTGATCGGCTCGATATTCATGTGTGCAGTGGAGTTGGAGTTTCGTGCTGCCTTCTGGCAACACGTCCATCATTGCACACGGTTTCCGGTTTGCAAACGATTTCTCGAAAAATTTGCAAAGCGTGCAAATTCCGGCCCAGCCAACCCTCGGCCCCTTCCGTCAGGAAGGCACGAACGGCACGGCGTGCTTGTTCCGGATCAGCTCGATGCCGACGTGCTCACCTGCGGCTGTCCACGCATCGACGACGACCCTTCCCCACTTGTCCGGCTTGTACGTTCTGACCACAATCCTCGGGTATGGTTTGCCAGCCTCCGCAGGCCCGATGAGATCGGCGAGGAACTCCTTCGCCTCGCGTGCTGCCTCCATCGTCGCGCCTTTCATCTCAGGCGCATTGACTCCACGGATGCGCACGCGGCGCTTCTGCTGCGAGTAGAGACCCTGCTCGATGGTCAGGTCGAGCGTGTCGCCATCGACTACTTTGTGCACGTCCGCAGGGAAGGCATAAGGCGTGGGAACGTGCGGGCGCTCCAGCGTCGGAAGATCAGCCCACAGCTCCGGCGTGGCGCAGACGCGGCAGAGCTGGGTGCCTGCGGTTCCGTAGTACGGAGCTTCGCATCCGGGACAGATGCGGCGCTCGCGGATGTCCTCCGACTGGAACGGGTAGCTCTTCGAGAAGGACAGCGGGTCAGGGGTCGTGCTCATTGGCAGCTCTCACAGGTTTCGTCTCCGAGGGTGCATGTCTTGTCGATCACGGTGTCCTCCGGAACGAGTCTGAACCTCCGCCATTCATACGGTGGTGAAGGCTTGTATAACTCATCGTCGAACGGCTGTACAGTGGTGACATCGACCTCGCCAGTCTCGGTGTTCACGATAGCCCAGACGAAGAGATCGGGAGTCTTTGTTTCGACCATCTTCCCATTTACAACTGGGTAATGGATCCGGAACAGGGGAGGAGTTGATGCTTGTGGATCGTCCATTGAGATGTGCGTTGTCATGTGGTGAGGATGTAGGTGGTCATGCCGAGCCAGAACTTCTGATCCGGTCTCCATGGCCTGCACTTTACTTCGGCCTGCGGAAGCGACCGAGCAAGCGTCGAGCGCACCTTTCCACTGAACTGCACCCACTGCTTCTCCGAGATGCCCTTGCCCGGCCAGAGCTTGTCTGGCGGGCTGCACTCGATGTAAAGCCACAGCTTCTGTCCGTGCCGCAGAGGCGTCGCTTGAACGTGCGCGTGGAACACCCGTGGATCCTTTGCCAGCGCACGCAGGCGCTTCTCCAGCGCGAGCCACTTCCGGTACGGTAGGCGGTGCTCGTACGGCTTGCGGTATGGTGATGATGACGTCGTGGTGCTCATGGTGCGAAGGTGAAGAAGCAGCGGATGAAGGCGAGGAAGAACAGCACTGCGCCGATGCCCGACAGAGATTCGTGCAGGAGGTTATACGCAGGCGGTCGGTCGATGGGGTCTCGGTTCACGCTGCACCTCCTTCCGTTGCAGAGAAAACCCGGTCTGCTGCCGACATGGCTGTTTCTCTGCTTGGTTCCACGCCGAATATTTTTCCCGCCATAGCCTCCCAGCGCCAGCGCCCGCTGGGTAGCCGCTGAACCTCGGCATGTGCAGTGATGATCTTGCTTCCATCTCTCTCCAAAAGCGCCCAAGTCAGGCCGCTCTGGACGCATAGCCATCCAAGGGTTTTCATCGGTCACCTCCTTCCTCCGTCATGCGCGGATAGAGGTGGCCGCGAAGCTCCTCGACTTCCTTCTCAAGACGGACGACGAGCCTGCGGTCTGCACATCCGCCGAACTGCCAATCTACCAGCCCGGCCTTCGCCATGTAGCCGCTCACGATCTTCTCTGCGGCGATGAGGTCGCTGGCGTTGATGTGTGCCGTGCGTTCGGGCCGCGGCATGTGGGTGCTCGGCTCGACTGTACGGATGGCTGCGTGAGCCATGTCCTCCATGCGCTGGTAGGTCCGCACGGCGCTGCCTTCGTTCACCTGCGTGATCTGCCGTGCTGCGATGAGCAGCACCTCCCGGTCGGCTTGTGCCTTGCGCAGGCGCGACAGCAGCCCGAACAGGAGCAGCAGGTTGACCACCTCAAGGAGCGCGATGGCGAATTCTGTGAGACTCATCGACGACCTCCTTTCCGGGCATGGATTGTTTGCGCGTCATGAGCATATCTTCGATCAAGCGGTAGAGTTGGCGAAGGTCTTCGTCGTTCATGCCATCCAGCTCGACCTTGCGCAGTGAGTGACGGATGCTCATCGTCTCGCCGTGTCCGTCCTCACGGATGCTCCAGAAGCCTCCGGGCCAGCGTAATGTGCAGCAGGGTCTTCCCTTCATGACGCACCTCCTTCCACAGGAACGAAGGTCACTGCCAGACCGACAGCCGCACAGATGCGCTCGATGGTTTCGAGCGACGGTGTCTTCCTTCCGTTGAGGATCTCCGACCAACTCGCCTGCGAGATGCCTGCGGCGTGGGCGAGCTTTTTTCCGTTCCATCCCAAGTCCACGAGGCGGTGCCGCACCGCTTTGACGAAGGCCGCTTGTGTTGCCGGGGAGACGCTCACGCCGCACCTCCTTGCGCCAGCAGGACGGCGAGCGCGGTGAGGAACGCCACGAGGCATGGCAAGCCGTTCGATCCTACCCAGCCCATCGCTATAGGGTCCGGGGGATCCGCGGACTCGCACACATAGTCGGCGAGCAGGCGCATGTCTTCAGGCAGCTCCTTGCGCAGGACGATCCGCCGGGCGAGGCTGACGATGTGGGTCTCGAACGCTTCACGCTGTCGGGTGTGCTCCGCTTTGTCTTCTCCGCTCATGCGCAGGTTCCAATGCTGCCGGGCGCGGAGTGCGAGGGCTTGCATCGGGAGGGCTTGCAGCGGGTCGAGAAGCGCCTCTGGATTTGAAGCGCCGCATCGCTTCTCGAACTCGTCCAGCAGGCGCAGCGAAGCGGCTTCACCGTCCGGCTCCTCTTCTGCGAGCCAGTCCTCGATGGACTGCGGAGCCTGCTCAACGAGCAGCGCCTCCAATCGTGCGTGTGCTTCCCGCGCTGCGATGACGTGCATCGTGTGGAGCGTCCAGTGGTCGAAGCCGTAGATCGGCCCCTCGCGCTCTACGCGTTCGAGAGGAAATGCGGCGAGCGGCTTGAGCGCGTCCGCGGCATCTTGCAATGCTTGCAAGTGCTCGGGCGACAGTGGCTGTGGTGGTGTAGTGTCTGTGCTCATGTGTGATTCGGTAGACGTTCAGGCGGAAGTGATGAGGCGGAAGCACCACGCGACGATCTGCGCGGCTTGGTATGCGGCGAGGAGCAGCACGGTGACGACTCCTCCCAGCACGGCAAACAAAAGCGCCGGGCCGGGCAAGCCGGAGTTGTCCTCGTCGCTGGGGCGCAGGCCGAGATCGGCGAGCGTGTCGTCGCTGTCCTGTCTGTCTTGTCTATCCTGTGCGGCCCACTCGTACTGCGGGGCGGGTGTCGTTGCGTCTGGTTGGTCGGTTGGCGATTCCATGGGTGGCGGTTGGTTGTGGTGTTGTGCAGGGAGTCAGCCCTGCGGCTGTGGGGAAGTGTTTGCAAGGTTTGCATCTTGCTCCGAGGAAAGGTCGAGCGCACGCAGGTGGATGAGCATCTCGGCGCAGTGCCCTGTCTCCTTCATGCGGTCGAGCATCTCGCCGAAGGCGTCGTCATCGTGGAGGTTCAGGAACCGCCATGACGTCTGATTGTGCAGCCGCTCCACGCAGGTGCTCAGCACCCGCTTCATCATCTCGGCCTGCTCGGTGGTGATTTCGATCTGCACCGGGGCATCGCTCGGCTGCACGTCTCTCAGTCCGCACACCACACACCACTGGACACGCTCGATGGTGCTACCGATGAGATCGCGGTCGCGCGTTGTCAGCCCGCGGACTGTCTTGGCAAGGTCGATGTAAGTGTGCGCTGCGTCGGCGCTGACGGTGATGGCGTGCATGTGTGTAGTGTGCGGTGGTTAGAGTTCAGTGCCGAAGCGGACGAGCAGTGCGGAGAGGTCCGCGAGCTTCTGCGCTCCGGGCTTGAGTGCGCTGTCGTCGTAATCCGCAGCGATGGCCGCTTCGAGTTCCTTGGCGTAGGACGCGATGCGCTGCGTGAGCGCCACCGCGCAGACCGTTCGGTCACGCTCGGAGAGATCGACGGAGATACTGCCGTCGTCGTCGTGCGGCACGCGTGCCCGCAGCCGTTCCTTGAGGTCAACGGTGGCAGTGCGGAACTCCGGAGCGAACCACGTCAGCGCGGTGCGCAGGCTGTCATGCTCGGCGGAGGAAAGGGTGATCGTTGTCATGTGTGTGTGCGGTGGTGGTTATCTGGTTGCGGTGCGTGTGTTGACGGCCTCGCGGCGAGGGTAGTTCTCACCCGGCTCTATGTGCCATTCAGGCACCACTGCGGTGTAGCAGCGAAGGTCTTCGGGTGCGGACGGAGTGACGGCCTCGATGCTTTCGAGGGTGATCTGATTCAGTGCGGCCCACTTCCGAAGGGCCGCTGCGTGCTCCTGCTCTACAGAGTCTCCGGTGTCGATGCACCAGAGTGACCTGCCGCGGCCAGACCGTACGAGAAAGCGTGCTTCCCGGTAGGGTGTGCAGGGTACAGAGCGCACGCTGATGAGATAACGAACTTCCATGTGCGCAGTGAGTCAGCGTGGAGTCGTCAGCACCACGAAGGCGGTGATGGTGCCGAGAAGAATGGTGAACACCACCGCGAAGAACAGTGCTTCGTGTTCGTCGCTCCAGCGGATGATCGTGTCGATGAGTTTCTTCTTCATGTGTGTGCAGTCGGTTGGTGGTTGGTTGATCGTTCGGGCGCTTAAGCGTTGCAGTCGATGGTGGCTCCACCATCAGCGTTCCGGAAGACTCTGATGCGTGCTCCGACGCGAACCGCTTCGAG